CTGCCCACCTCTGCATGAGCTTCGACGATGCGCTGTACCCGCGCGCGATCCTGACCCTGGTATTTTTCCAAGGTGGTTTGAATGCGCACAGGCAGGCCGATGACGCTGGGTTCCACCAGAGTGTTCTCTTCGTCCACGTCGAGCTCGATCACAGCATCCGAGCTGAAGCCGAGGGCGACGAACGTGTCTCTCAAGCGGAACAATGCATTGGGAGCCAGGCTGGTCATCATCCAGACCTTGCGGCCTTCGTGCTCGCCTTCGACGATCTGGAACTCCCAGTTCAAATACGGGTGGGTGCCAGTCTGCGACTGCCGCATTGTGACGCCGGTGATGACCGCTTCATGCTCCCCTTCGGGAACGGTGTCTGATGGAATCTCCCCAAAGTTAACGGTGATACGAGCCATGGTCGTGTGATCCTTACACTTGTAGAAGGTCGAACAATTTAGTGACGGTGGGGTCTTCAAGATAGTCGGGTAAGCGCACGCCCCATGGAGTTCGAACCCCCGCGCGAACTCCGGGTGTGTTTTGCAGGAGCAGTTTGCGAACTACTTTGGCCGCCGGGAGTGCTGAGCCGGCGCCTGCGTTTTGCTGTGCCTTGGGTGAAATCCTTTCCTGCACCAAAAATGTAGACACGTCAAACATCCCGACCACTTCCTCAGCCATCTGGCCGAACAGAGCTGGCTTGCGCACGGCTCCCTCTCGGGGCTCGTTCTCTGTCTTCGGCAGGGCTGTGAAGAAGCAATGCATGTCGAGCTTTACAATCGCTCGAAGGAATCGGCGCATCTGAACCATGGACTTACCATAGTCTGCCTGATACACCGTGAAGGGATCTTCCCGCTTCTGGCCTGCGTTGAGCTCAGCGTCGACGATCCAGAGCAGCGAGTTAACATGAGTCTCAGACAAGGAGTCAATTGCGATCGACCTGTAGTTGTGTTTCTCGTTAGCGAGATAGTCGTACACTAGATTAAAGTCCTCCCAGGTTTTCACCCGGTAGACCGTGCACTGATCCGCAGGCAAGCCATACAGAGAAGTGCTTCCGCCTTCGAAGTCTACGACAACGATCGGGCAGGTGCGCTCATCTAGCGCAGCGCTCCCAACCAGCGTCGTCTTCCCGCTACGAGACGCCCCAGTGATTAACACTTTGCGCCACTGTGATTGCTGAGCGGCTTGCACTCTATCTAGGAACGCGTGCTTGCCGTTGCTCATGTAAGGTGATTTCGTTGCCGCCATCTGATTGCTCCTTGCGTCGAATGATTCCATTATAAACGGGATATCACAGCGAATCAACGCATTATGGTTTCAGCGCCGAAAGATTACTCAAGTAATGAATAATCGCAGCGGCATCCCTTTCATGTTGAGACGGTCGGGCCTTCCACCACATTTCATTGCACCGGGCCTTAAAGACGTTAATGCGTCCTGACAACGAAGTCTTCCACTCTGAGGGGCGAACCTCGGTGACTTCAACCTGGACGACTTTGCCAAGGTCTTCGACCGCAAGTCTCCACCTGTCCCGGGCCCTGATAGTTTCTTTTCGAAACGTGGAGTACTGAGCATCTGCCGGGTACTCAACCACAAGACGCTCGACCTCGTGGGCTGAAACCCATTCAACGAAGGCCGCCACGTCAGGTCTGTATTCCGGCACCGCGAAGGTTCTCGCAGCGAGTATCACAGGCATTTGGCCTCGTTGCACTTTTGCAATCACGACACCGGTCGTAATCCCCACATCGATTCCGATCACACTGACTTCTTGGCTCATTGAAGGCTCCTTAGAATGTGAGCTAAGTCTGCGTTACTGGTGTGCCCTATTGAGAAGCTTTTGTCCCTCAGGTTTTGTTCGACCAGCTCGTCTACAGTACCCTGCGCATGCAGTGTTAGCACTAGAGGCTTGGTCTTCTGTCCCGGCAAGTAAATCCGGGCCATTGATTGGATGTAAGCATCAGCATCCCAAGACTTGTCGTAGTAAACGGCTGCCTGCGCATTGGCGAGTGTTAAGCCGTATTTGCCTACGCCTAAAGACAGGACGAGGATGTCCAGCTGGTTCTGTTTGAATTGGTCGATAGGGTCTCGTTTGTTTTTCACCTTCCCGTTTGAAATGCCGACCCTCAAAGAAGTCTCTCGGGCAATGCATTTGTATACCTGGTCAGCGCCTTCAGTCCACTGAGTCCAGATTACTGCCGGTAATGGAATCTCATCATGCTCAAACAACGCCATCAGAACATCAAGCTTCCCCGAGGCAGACACTCCGCCGAAGTTTGCAGGGTTCGACACGCACTGCTGCAGCCGCACAAGCTGGGCTACTTTGTTAACTACCGGCATCTCTTCTCCGGATTCGAGCTCAAGTAGGAACTCATCCAGAATCTTTTGATATGCTTGCTGCTGCGTCGGGGCCAAAGCAACATGAACCGTTTGATAAACGATCTCTGGCAGCTCTGCCTCGATGTCGCTGTAATGCCGGGTAAAGATTAAGTCCCGAAACTCCCGTGCAATGTTGATGTCGAGACGCGTTCCCGTAACTTTAGTACCCCAAGGCGTCTCTTGCGTGTGGCAGTAGGTTCGAGCAAACCTCCAGTACGAGGTGAATGATTTGGGCGAGATGATTCTCAGCTGTGCGTACAAGCCGTCAGCATGCTTCGAAACAGGAGAGCCTGAAAGTAGCCAGATTCGAGTCGCCCGGTCTCTTAGGGCTTGAATTGCTTCTGTTCGCTCTGCATCTCGGTTCTGCAGCAAGATTGATTCATCGCACACAACAAGGTCCCACCTCCCGGCCAAGAACTCTGGCAGGCAGTCCCGCACCGTCTCATAATTGGTTACGATCCATCCTCTCGCAGACACGTCTCCAGACCGATATGCGACCGCAGCGTCTTGGCCTGTCCACTGCTTAATCTCATGCTTCCAATCAGGCACCAATGACAGAAGGGTCACGACTAACACTCTCTGAGCTTTCACTGCCCGCGCAGCTGCGCACGTGGTGATAGTCTTTCCCAGGCGAGGAGCGAGCTGCAACATTGCTCCCGAATGCGGTGATGAATACAGATATGTAACCGCCTCCTGCTGATACGAATACAGCTTGTCCCAAATATCTGGCAACTTCTTTTGAACGACTTCAGAGCTGTACAGGAAGAATCCGTTCTTGGCGCTCCACATCCTATAAAGGTACGTGGTGAGACGAACCTTTCCCGGATGCAGTCGCAGAACGATTTCAATGCTGGCCATAATTGGGGGCAAAATCCACGCGCGCCGTTTAGCATCCCACCTTCCCCCAGCTTGCTGGATCTCTTTACCGGGAAGAATATCTGGCGTGTAAACAAAGCAATCCCGGTCTTTGATGACTTCAGATTTAAAGTTTGCGTTGTCGTCTGTAGGAATTGGCTTGTGCAACTCCGTCTTAGACCACGGCCTGTTAATCAGAACCATCGGATTGCCTCCGGATGTCGAAGTCATTTTCAGTCGCCAGGATAGTCATGATCTTACTGAACATGTCCGGGCTAATCCTTGTGACATATTCTTCCAGCTCGAGCGGCGAGTCTTCAAAGACTTTTTGCCCGTCATCGCCGACCATCGTTGCTAACTTTTCAGCCTCTCTCAGATCGACGTCTAGCATGTTAGAGTGCTGCAGCCGCAGAACATCCAAAAGCATTTTCATCTTCTCTTTGTCCTTGGGCAGTCCAAAGGTTTGCGGGTACTGTCTCGCCCACGAAACAAGAACTTCCGGATCATACTCTATCGGCCGCTTGCGGACCTGCACTTTTAAAAGGCCTCCCATAATTGCACGACGGTCTTCTTGCCAGACAATGGCCTCAGCCGTGTCTTGGAGCTTTGCGTGCAGCTGCTCGAAGAACGCTTTTAGCTCAGCCTCCCGGGAGATCAAAGCCTCATGAGCTTTCAGGAATTGCTGCTCCCACGCTTTCCGGGCCTCTTCAAGTGCCTTGGTGATTGACTGGAGCTCTTCCCAGTCAGAGCTCCAAGCCTTCAACGATTCCCGCAGACCCTGATCTTCACTCATCGGATGTCCTTGTACACCTTGTTTCGACACACGTTTCGAACAAACACCCCGCTGCATCCGAACCGCTCGCCTATCTTAGCAAACGATTCCCCGTCTTCCCGCATCTGCCTCATTGCCCGAATATCGTCTTCATCGTAACGCCTGGGTCTTCGAGCCGCCTTGAATTGTTTCAAATAAGCCCGGAGGTCAGTCGCTGAAAATTTTGTCCCGGCTTTCAGGTCCTCTAACAGCATTTGAGCCTCTTCACTTGGCTCGGCGAGATGAGTCAGTACCTCCAACAATTCAATCTCTAAGAGGTCCCGTGTTGCAGCTCTCCGAGAAAGTTTCCCCCCGTCTGAGGTGTCAAGAAGCTGCTCGGTCTGTTGCGCAACCAAGATGGTTGAAATGATGTCGGCTTTGGAGGCCTTGTGGGCCTTCCCGAGAATGTCTAGGTACCGCTCTGCCAGCTCTTCAGCAGAGAGCTGCTCCAGAGCTTCTATGGTTACACGTTCCATGACCTAGTCCAACAGATGAGAATCAATTTCGTCCGATGACAGCATGACTGGCTTGTCTAAGAAGAACAAGGTGTTCATGCCAATGTGATAGGCACAGATCATGCCGATCCCGATGATATCGTCTTTGTCAGTGTCCTGGTCTCTTATCACCACAGCACAGACCGCGCGGCGGAAATCCAGCTTCTTGACTACGTCGTCGTAGTGTCCCGGCTGCCACTCGGCCCGCTGTGAGTTAAGCACCACGACAATCGTATCGGCTGCAACAAGCGGAAACGCCATAGTTGAAAGTCCCGAAACGAAGTCCCGTGTGAGATCGTCACGATGCCCGAAGAACTCTTTGAAGAGGTTGTGTACAGCTTTGTTCCACATGATCATCTGCCCTGGTACGTAGGAAAATAAAAAGATGGGGGGCTTGCTTGCCCCCCGAGCTTAGTTGGCCGAAAAGAGTGTCGACAGTTCCATCAGCGTTTGAACTGAGTGCAGCACTCCGTCCATTCCGTCCATCGCACGCCACACGCCGGCATCATTCGCACGATTCAAGCGATGAGCGTTGACTGCGTTGGTGTAAGCGTTCAGAATATCGATTGAGTAAATCGTGTCCGGATTGCTGTCAGCCAGCATGCTTAGCTGTCCAGAGAAGCCTTCGAGCGTCCAGCCCTTCAGCACGTTCGCTGACATGCCCAGCTGCTTTTGCATTGTGCGAACCCACGGCGCCGAGGCTGCATCCGCAGCCGAAGAAGCGTCGATGTACGTAGTGAGTAGTTTGTGCACTGCGCGCAGAGAGTGACCTGAGCCGAGCACGCTGCCCTTGTAGTTGGATTTATTCAGCAGAGCCTGCGTCCACTGAAAGTCTTCGATTGTCTTATGAAGGTCCGCTTCTTCCCACGTGCGGTGGCTGAAGCTCGCCGATCCCATGTTCAGCACGCTGCTGATCAGCCCGTTAGTGCAGACCACGCGGTACACTCCGGCAGTGTAGCGAGCCGCTACTCGACCGATGACCAGATTTGTGTCCAGACGAACCGCTGGAAACATCCCACCGCGCTTGCGGCCGCGAGCTTCCCAAAACGCGAGGTCATGTTCGATGGTGTCATCGACAGCCGCTCCCGGGTTGTTGAAGATTGTGGTGACCTGCAGGCCGCCTTTCCAAGCCCACTGATCGACGATCTTCCAGCCCTCTTCGAGCAGCTGTTCTTGAGCGTCCGCAGGATTGATAAAGGACATCTGCTTGCTGCCGGCTCCGAGAGCGTAGCCCTTTTCTATCTTGCGCTCCGGGCTCCACGGATTCGCACCCGAAGGCATGAACGAGAAGCGACGAACTTCGTCATCTCCGTAATGCTCCGCGACGACAGTGCCGAGCTTGATCTGCTCGCCCTTCTTATTGTAGATCGAGACTGCCCGGTTGTTTGACGTGACTGTTACTTTGCGGCTAGCCATGATACACTTGCTCCTGTAGTAACGCTCTGTGCGCCTTCCTTATATTTAGTGTAACCCTTTGTTTGGTACAATGGCACGTGAATGTTTGATGAGAACTTGATGAGAAGGGCTCTCATCTAGAACATGTTCGCAAGCGTGTGGGCAGCCTTCTCGAGTTCCTCTTTTCCGCGCAAATCATATCGCCGCGTCGTCTCAGACAAAGCATGGCCAGCCAGTTGCTGCACCAAGAAAATATCCACGCCGTTGAGCAGAAGGCTCGTAATGAACGTTTTGCGCAGGTCGTGGGGCTTTACATAATGAATGCCGGCAGCCAGACATCTGCGCTTGAGAACGTCCATGATTGTTTGTCCGGAGATCGGCTCTAGCTGGGGAAGCCAGTCAACGCGGACAAATAACGGACCGGGAGCGACGCCTCGAACAGCAATCCACTGATCAACAATCTCTCGAGCCCGGGAGTTGATAAACAGCCACCTGTCCTTGTTGCCTTTGCCTTTAGCCAGGATCAACTCGTAGCCGTCGTTGTGGGGGACTAGGTCTTCTAAAAAGACACTGACCGTCTCTTCCCGACGAGCCCCCGTTGCAACCATAAATGAGATAAGCGCCTTGTCTCGGACGCCTCCAGCGCCTCCAGCGGCCTCGCAGGCATCTAACAGCTTCGTCAGTTCTGCGGCTTCCAGCGACCGGCCTTTAGGAAGGGTGACCCCAACCACCCACTCGAAATCCAGCCGACGATTCATCTCTTCGACTGAAATGAGCTCGAGGCGCCAGCATGCCTTAATGACGCCGCGCAGACCTGCTAGGTACAGGTTCGCGGTTGAGTGAGCGTAGTCCTGCATGAGGACCGATCGAATCTTCAGAATGACAGGCAGCTTGAGCATGTGCCAGGGGAACGAGTAGATCTCAGCCAGGCGGACATCCTTAGTCTGCATGATGATCTTGAGCACCGCCAGCAACGCAAAGCGCATGGTCGATTGCGCCGTGGGGCTGAGAGTATTCAAGTACATTGTGACGGGGTCAAATCCGTCAGGGAATTGGACGGGAGCGATGTCCACGTCTTGCGGGATGATAGTAGTCACTGCTCAGAACTCCTTAGCTTGCACTGTGCCCATTAGAACGGTTAGCGCGGTGATTGATATTGATTTGCATGACCTGCTCAGGCTGGACAAGCTTTAAGCCGTCAGCGGCTAAGCCAATGCTGATAAACGTGGCTTTGCGAGCACTCCGGTCTTCCGGGAACTCTCTCTTCAACCTCTCGCTGAATTTTCGTAGGGGAAGGATTTCGTAGGGCTTCAGGAGACGGTTCTTGCAATCCGTGGTATAAGCTCTGTACAAGGTGTCCAGCTCAACAGAATCGTTCTCGCCGAAAGTGCAATACGCATCGAAGAACGCTTTGAGGGGATCAGAATCGTCGCGGTAATTTCGGGTGCTGGCTTGCACCGCCGACGGGGTCTGTAACCCGTCACGATACCACGCAATTGCGCCGCGAACCATCCAAGCGAGAATGCCGGGAAATTCTGAGCGCAGTTTAAATCCCAGGTCGGGATCCTTCGGCTTTTGCTTTAGAGCCCCCTCGCTGGCTTCTTCGGGAGAGACGAACCTCACGTTGAAATCGATGCGACGTACGCGGCGCCAGAAACCGTCCGAGTCATCCACCACTCGAGGGAGATGGTTGACACCAAGCCAGATCTTGCAGACCGGGTGAAACGTGAAGAACTCGCGATGAAGGAAGCGCGCTGAGACAGGCTCGCCTCCGGTCAGAGACTTAATGCGAGACTCACTCAGGGTCACGCCTTCGTTCGGCTCAGATGAGATGACAAGACGTCGGCCGTCAAGTGCCGCGATATCATTCGACTGGGAGTTGGCTACGGGCTGGCGTTCGAAGGTTGAGAACGGGGCAGGAAAGGCGTTGCTTCCGAAGATCGACTGCAAGACGTTCATGAGCGTCGACTTGCCATTTGAGCCTTTTCCGACAAGCATGAACAGGCACTGCTCTGTCGTGTGGCCTGTCAGGGTGTATCCGATAGCTCTCTGCAGGTAGTTAATCACATCTCGACCGCCCTCAAACACGTCGTCGAGGAACTTGAGCCATTGAGGGCACAAAGCATTTGGGTCGTAGTTGACGGGAAAGTGGTTGGAAAGGAGGTCTGACGGGCGACCTGCTCGCAGCTCTCCGGTGCGGAGATTAATGACCCCATTCGAGCATGCAGCCAGGTCGGCGTTGTTATTCCAGGCAGAGTGCTTAGTTGCAATGTTTGGCTGCGCTTTGCTGATTGAAGCGCCGGCATCTATGCGCGACTTGCCCTGCATGATCATTGAGTACCGAAAGGCGGCGGCGCGGTCATCATCGTCTGTAATCAAATCTACCGCCCGTCGAAACGCTGATATCGTGTCGATGACCTTCAATGTGATCTCGTCGACTTCATCCATCTTCCAGAAGTGCTGATCCCAAATCAGCCACTTTCCGGCGGTGTGATTGTACTTGACCTGCTCTGCTAGATAGAATGCAATCATCTGGCCGAAACCGACGTCAGTCATTGGAAACTGAAGCAGCGCTTCGAGCACCGGGTGTCCGCCAGCAACGGTCCCGTTTGTACGAGCCGGTGGATACTTAGCGATGTTCGAGGCAATCACCAGGAGCTCTTCTTCAGATAGCGGAGGGTTGCATCGCGTTGCATTCTGTGACCGCAGAACAGTCAGGATCTCTTCCTCACCAAGCCCAAGAGTTCTCACCAGGCCCGCTACTCGGGTGAGTGTTGCGTTCCGCTCGCCCTCCGGGATAGTTCCATCCATTTGCAAACGAACCGCTGCTGAGCCTCTTCCACGCTGAGAGTGCAGATATTCTGGGCACTCTCCCGGAGCGTTGTCGAACGGTGACTGCCCGGCGACCCATGCATACTCTGAGCCGCTAGCATGCTGCGACGGTGGCAATACGACGTATCCGCCGTCACCCCGAACATCTATTCCGACAAAGCCGAATAGCGCTTGAGCATTCGGGACCTTTCGTCCTCCGTTTGGGTGCTTGAAGAACACATGGTATCCTCCACCGCCCGTGCGGGAGACTACTGCCTGATTGAATGATCCTTTTTCGGCTATGATTTGTTGCAGCCGATCTTCAGCGCCTTCTTTTGCGGCGTCGACATCCAGCACCACAATGCCTGACTTAGCTCCAGTCGCGACCCCGATGTTGGCATCCGGGAACTGATTCCACCACCTGCGGATGGTAGCTTCGTCTTTAGTCGCGTCTTTGAATCCGTTGGTTGTCAGAGGCTTCTTGCTTTGGTTAACTGGAAACACATGCCATCCGAGGCGCGTATATTGAATGGCATGATCGACCATTGGGGTGAGAGCAATTCGAACCATTGCGCAGTCCTTAGTCGGGCAAAAATGCGGTAGATATTTAAACAATCACTATTTTACTATTATATGCCAGCCAAACAGGGAGATCAACCTTTTGAGGTTCATATTTGATTTTTCTAATCTTTCATCGAACCGTCAACGTTGATTTTCACTCTCAAGGTGTATTACAATATAAAAGATCAGACTGTCGCACTATGCTCCTGGTGATCGCATCGGTCCGACGCATTCCTTACTGCAGAGGCCCTACGGGGCCTTTGTTATTTTATCGAGGTGCCTATGACCCTTCCTCCGTCTGAACGACCTCCCGTACTTGGCCCGCTCAAGCTCCTGCTCAAATCCACCAGGTTTCTTACAGCTGTGGTCGCTCTGCTCGTCGGCATGTTAGTGACGCAAATCCCATCGCTGGCCCCATACAGTGATGAACTCTTGGTGCTCATTGGAGCTCTCGCGTTCGTTGTTATTGGGGGCTATAGCTACGATGACGCGTCTCGCATGGCCCACGAGCTCGGCGCGCAGCCTCTGAAACCGATTAATGAGCAGCTGCGCGATGTGTCAGATGCCGCCATAGATGCTGTGATTCCTCCTGGTGGATCTGCAGAAGTTCGAATCAACACGTCAACCGAGTCGCCCCGTCTATACCCTCCCGGAAGCGATACAGCCAGCAGTTAACAGCAGGCAAGAAGCAAATAAAAACCCGCAAGCTGTGGGTTTTTATTTGCCTGGAATCAGCTCGCGCTGATGTATATTTTGCTGACCCTGTCAAGAGCTTTTCTTTCCAACGCCGGCTGCGTCGAAAGAATTACATCCGACAAAAACAACAAGGCTTCAGCTTTCACGGCTTCCCGGCGGAATCGAATCGTCACCATGCAATCTTTCGTCGGGTCGATAGCCCTTACCTGATATCCTTGGCGGTGTAAGAACTTAGCCATCCGATGCAGCCGCTGATGCACTTCGGCCTGTTCTGTAGCGTTTAGGTCCGTCCACATTGTCGGCCGCGTCTGGATCGACGGAGCTTCTGTACCGGACCCACTCCCAGTCTCCCTCTCGAGACTGTTGCCAGTACCCTTCCATTTCTTCGGTAGCACAATCTTCATTGTAGTTGTCCTCATACCACTCGCCAAGAATCCACATACAAACAACCTTTCATATCGATACTTAGAGGGCAAATGCAATTAAAAAGATCCCCTCAACGTGCTAAGTGCTCGAGAGGGGATCTCTAATTACCGCGCGGAACGGACTTGTGTCATCAAAGTAATCAGAGCAGCTTTCGCTTGATATACGGTGTCCCCAAGATACAAGGCCTC